TTCAGGGACCTGAGTGCATCCGACCAGGCTGCACTGCTCGATCGGCTCACCGCGGCCGGCGTGCTCTTCAAGCAGCGCTTTCGTGCGCCAGTTCGCGGTCGGTTTCGAGATGCCTATCTTGTCGCCGATCTATCACAATGATGTAGCCCACCAGGTTGGCAGAAAGCAAAAGCAATGGAACAAGAATTTCACAATGCGGAAAGTGTTACCATAACGCTAGCAAGTAAGTGTTCACTAACTTACGAGCTTGAGTTGCCCTGGCCGCCGGTGCTTGGCAACCACGCGACGAAACACAGCCGCACTGGCGGCCACTACAAAGTCGCCGAGGCGGTGGCGTATGACGCGCGTGTGCGCCGTGTTTTGGCCGGCATAGGCCTGGGGTGCCTGGCGGGTCAAAAACCGCTCACAGGGCCTCTGAGCGTTTCGTGGCTGCTGTCGCCGCCGGACAGGCGGGCTAGGGACGTCGACAACGTCCGCAAAGTTGTGGCCGACGCGCTCACCAAAGCTGGGTTCTGGTTGGACGACAGCAACCAAGTGCTGACCCGGGAGGCGTTTGAGTGGACTCAGCCGATGCGCAGCGGCGCGATTGGCCTGACGGTCGAGGTGCTGGCATGACAGGGAAACTACCGTCACCGCCGCCTTCGGCTTGGCGCGATGATTACGCCTGCGACTCGACATCATGAACCGCTTTAGCAGCGAAAAAGACCGCACGGCAACGCAATCCGTTGGCAGCTACGGGCAGGCAATCCAGCGAGAGTGCTGGGGCTGCCGCAAGCGCAAGCGCGACCAAGGTGGTCGCCTGCATCTCAAGACCCGCCTGTGGTACTGCGCAAGCTGCGTGGCCGCCACGGCAAAACCCACCCAGGAGACAAACCATGGATGAAGATCTACCCCCGCTGCCTGCGCCCTATCACGGGTTCTACGCCGCGCCGATGTACAACGCTGACCAGATGCGCGCCTACGCTCGCGCAGCATTGAGAGCAGACGAGCGGCATGCAAACGCCGCCTCGCTGCTGGCCGGGTTCGATCGCCTGATCATGGCGGCCAAGATGGCCGGCAATCAGACCGAGGTCGATTCCATCAGCGCGACACGCGCCAGGTACTGTTGGCTGCTTGCCGCTGCCGGCATTGATCCCAAGAGGGCGGCATGAGCAACACTGAACTTCCACCGTTGCCGCCGCCTGATCGGACGATGCACCAATACGGGAAGCAGGTCGATCACTTCACAGCCAAACAGATGCACGAATACGCCCGCGCCGCTTTGCAAGCCCTTGCAGACGAAGCAGAAGCAAGCCTCAAGGAGATGATTGACAAGGGGCTTGGGCAAGTCCAGCCGGTGGCGTGGCAAGCAACGGGTGGATCAATCTGGGCGCATAAAACAAGCGAAGACGACAGGCCGAGGACTGCCGCTGGGTTGCCGTCGTTCGCGCTTCAGGCGTCACCTGGCCACGGCGTGCTGAGACTGAGCGACCCCGCTTTGAAGCCGGACATCGCGAGGCTCAAGGAAAAGCTTCGCAGTGACCCCAAGTTCGCGCTTGCAACACTTCAGAGTGCCGGCATCGCGACACCCACTGGGAAACTGAGCAAGCGGTTCAAGGGCTGATAAGGGGACACCATGAGCAACACCGAAGCACTGCAAGCGGCTGACATCGAACGCATGGCACGCGAGGCTGGCTTGGTCAACGACTATGGTGCGCGGGAGATTGCGCACACACCCATGCTCACCCGCTTTGCCGTTCTTGTCCGTGCGCAGGCTCTTGAGGATGTGCGTGGCGGGCATGACCTAGACGCGATGTGCGAGGCGCTCCATCGTGTCATTGAGGCGCACGCCGACAAGCACAGCCCTTTTCATCAGCCGATCAACGCCGACGCAATGATTGCGCTTCGGATTCTGCGCGGTGTTGCTGCCGCTATCCGTGCCATTGCATCCGATCCCAAGGAGATGACATGAACTACAACCTCCCGCCGCTACCCGAGCCGTATCACGGCTTCTACGCAACACCGATGTATTCCCCCGAACAGATGCGTGCTTATGCCCAGGCTGCGCTTGATGCCCTTGCTGATGAGGCAGAGGCAAGCATTAAGGAAATGATTGACAAGGGGCTTGGACAATGAACAACATCGAAGCATCGAACCCAAATGCCGCAGGGATTTTGGAAGGCTTTGACCGCATCATCCGGGAAGCCAAGCTGGCCGCCCAGCAGGCGCTGGAGGCGTTGGATGATGCTTACTCATGGGGACAGGTATACGCAGCGAGAACTGCCCTCAAGGCCGCGCTGGCAGAGCCTACCATTGACCCCGTGGATGAATATCGCAAGGGCTTTATTGCTGGTCAGATTGACATGCGTGACCGCTCGGAAGAGCTGGCAGAGCCGGAGCAGGAGCCGGTGGCGTGGTTGGATGAGGAGATTAACTGCGCGTACACGCCCGAGGAACTGGACGGCGGCACCGCCGATGGTCTTGTGCCCCTCTACACCGCCCCACCCCAGCGCAAGCCGTTGACAGAGGAGGAGATCCAAGAACTATCCCAGCAGCACAAGTTTGACTCGCGCATGGAGAAGTTCGTGCGGATCATTGAGCAGGCGCATGGGATCGGAGGACAAGATGACTGACCTGAGAACCGCCGCCCAGCAGGCGCTGGAGGCGCTGGAGGCAATGCAGTCATACGCCGCAGCAGAACGAAAGGGGCTGCGTATTTGCGATGAAGCCATCACCGCCCTCCGCGCTGCACTGGCAGAGCCGCCGAAACCGGCATCCCTGAAACGAGGCACAACAGGGCGATGCACCCGAAAGGTGTGTGAGTGCGAAAAAGAGGGCTTGGGGCTTGAGTGCATCCACCTTGAGCCGGTGGTCGACGGCTACCCGCTTTGGAGTGGAATACCCAAGGTAGAGCCAGAGGGAGGGGGCAATCTGCCACCCCCCTTGCAAGTCCCACCCAAAGTCGCAGCAGCCCTAACCACTGCCGACCTCGCATGGCTGGAGACGCGCCGCCTGACGAAACTTTGGCAAGAACTCGGGCAGATGCGCTGGGCAGGAGTAGATGAAGGTTGGGACCGCGCAATCGATGCAGTGCGTAGCCGTTTAAACGACGAGTGCCAAGCGGTGCTGTACTGGAAATTAACGGCTGACAAAAGCCAAGCGACAGCAGCCGAGTTGTTGCGAAAAATGCAAGGAGTGAAATATGACTGACCTGCGAATTGCCGCCCAGCAGGCGCTGGAGGCGTTGGAATACCACGTTGAGCAGACGCGGCCCATTCACCGCACAAGCGAAACCATTACCGCCCTTCGCGCCGCGCTGGCAGAAGACGCCCGCGATTGGTCGCTGCTGGAGGCAACTCAGGAAAGCCTGCGGGAACACATGGCTGAAATTCAGCGACTGCGTGCAGCCCTTGCCCAGCCCGCAACCATTGCCGAATGGTGGGCAGCAAAGCAAGCCGACAGCGGGGAGCCGTGGCGCTGCGCTTGTGGTGCAAACCTCTACATTGACGACAAAGGCGCACCAAGGAGCAAGGCGTGAGTCGCAACCTCCTACACAAAAGCATGCTGCCCCAATTCAAGGATTGGCTGGACCGTAAACGCATACAGAGGCGTGAAGGCAAAGGCGAATTTCAAGTCATGCAGGTGGCGTGGCCCGATGGTCAATGGAACTGCGTGTACGACCGCATCGACGCGCCGGAACATTACACCGTGACGAGGCCAATGGAGCCACTGGTTCGGCGTTTCATTCAGGCTCGCTCAGCCATTGCCCAGCCCGCTGCCAGCGGGGAGCCGGTGGCGGTTGAGACTGTCTACGAAACCATCATCCATTGGGACGAAGGCGGCGGTAAGCGCAGCCGCCGAGAACTGGCGCGCCGCATTGCTTCCATGTACGCCACCGCGCAGCCAGCGCCTGCGCGGGTGCCTGCGCCGCTCACCGATGAGCAAATCGACATGATCACTGCCGAGCAGTGGGGGAAAGGGCTAGGTGCCCCCTATGCAGCCTACCGGGCCTATGCCCGCGCCATTGAAGCCGCCCACGGCATCACTGCAAAGGAGGCGCCGTGAGCCAAGAACTGAAGCCGTGCCCGTTCTGCGCGTCTACCCGATTGAGCAACGAATGCACGGGCGCTGCGGAAATCAGCGGCCACACCTACCAGACCGGGTGGATTGAATGCCTGGACTGCGGCTGTGATGGGCCATCGGTTGACCTGACCGACGAAACGCCAGCGCAGAACGACTACCAACTGGTGCGCGATGCCTGGAACCGCCGCGCTGCCATTGCCGCTCCACCGGGGTGGGTGCTGATGCCAGCGGAGCCGACGCAAAAAATGCGTACTGCAGCGCAAGCGTGGACAGACTCCCCGACCAGCGTTTACCGCGCAATGCTGGCCGCCGCACCTGATGCGACCACAACCCAATCCCATCCCTAGAGGTGACACCAATGACCGACCAAGAGCGCCAACACCTGAAGATGATTGCTGACCTGCACCAAGACGCGATGGTCGTGATGCAGGCGGCTTTGATCGAGTGGAAGCACGGCAAGGGCGCAGAAGCCGCATTGCAATGGCTGGTGAACACCCTGAGAGGCCCCGGGCTGCTGCCCGACCCAGAGGCGCCGTGGGGCAAGGACGCGCAGCGATTCTTCGATGCGAACCAAGCCAACCCGGTGCCCGTATGCCACTGCGGCACGCCGTCGCATATCGCGTGGATGGGAAAGGGTTTTTGCTCTGAGGAGCACTACCGCGAAGCCAAAGCAGCCAGCCTGAACTGACTTCCCATCCCTCATAGGTACACACATGACACAACGAGCACCTGATGCGCGGAAGGGGGCGCCGTGAACCAAGAACTGAAGCCCTGCCCATTCTGCGGTGCTGGGCTGACCCAGGTTTACCCCAACGGGCGCATGTGGATGGGCCAGAAGCACAGCGACCCCGTGAGCGTCAGCATTCGGCACTGGTGTACTGAAGTGCCCGGCCAGCCGCACCGCATGATCGAGCGCATCGGCCGAGACGAAGCCAGCGCCGTCGAAGCCTGGAATCGTCGCGCACCCACCGCGCAGAAGGAGGCGCAGCCGTGAGCCGCATCAAACCCGACTGGGTCGGCGAGTTGCTAGGTCAATGGGCCGCCAACGACTGGCGCAACGCGCAGCAGGACCTCGGGTTCCCCAGCGTCTCGCCCATGTTCGCCAGGGCGGTTGGCACCTCGTTCGAACTGGAGGACGTCACAGGTTTCAGCCGCGCCGAGTTCCGGGCCATGGTCGCCGCGGTTGACTGGCTGCACCTAAACCACCCAGACCACTGGCGCGCCCTGTCTCGCGAGTTCAAGGGCTGGACCCGCAGAGCCCTAGAGGCCAAGGAAGGCGACCGAGAACTGGTGCTGGAGGCTGGACGTCTGCTTGAGAAATACATCGACACCGCTCTGGGCTGATGCACATCACAATGGCTATACTCAGAGCGTGCAATGTCGCACGAGACGCATGGAGACGACCATGAGTGACACTCGCCAGAAGGCCGACAACAAGACACCGCCGCGCCAGGCCAACGTGCCCAGCAAGAACTGGCCATTCCCTCCGCCAGGCGGCCCGACGCCCTGGACGCCCGCGGAGCAGCGCGCCTACCAGCGCCGGCAACTGCAGCAGATGGAGGCGGCACCGTGGTGAAGCGCTCCGTCCGCGTCAACGCCATCGCGATCGCCGAGTTGATGATCGGCTTGCAGGACGCCTGCCACACGATGTGGGAGCTGTCCGCCATGAGTGGCCTGGCCATCAATACCGTGCGCAACTACTGCAACACGCTGCACCGCAGGGGAATCGTTCACGTCTCGGACTGGCGTGAAGACACCAAGGGCGGTCGCACGCTGAAAGTGTTTGCCCTGGGCTACGGCAAAGACATGCCCAAGCCCAAGCCTCAAACGAGGGCTGAAAACTGCAAGCGCTACAGGGAGAAGCGGCGCCAGGTGAAGCTGCTGCAGATGATGGCCGCGAACACGAGCACGTTCGCTGAAGCCGCATGAAGTGCCTCTCAACGCGCACGCGCCACGACGGCATGAAGGTTCGCCGGTACGAGCTGGACGACGGCAGCCGCATCACCACGATTGAGATTCCGGTGACGGTCATCAGAGGCGTGGGGATGAAGAAGGTGCAGCAGCAGATCGCGACCTGGCAGCGTGGCGAGGACAAGCGCGCCGAGTCGCGCATGCGCCGCGAACGCATCGAGAGCCTGCTGCGCGAGAAAATCAAACCGCTGGCCATTGCTTACGAGGTCGGAGTGACCGAGCAGCGGGTCAGGCAGATCAGAAAGGGAATGAACCTGTGACCAAGCAAACCGAAGCTCTGAGGCTGGCGCTTGACGCCCTGCAGTACACGATGGTCTTCAACATGTCAGGCGCCTACGCCGTGGTCGACCCTGACAAGGCGCTTGCCGCGATCACGGCGATCCATGATGCGCTGCCCGAAAGCCCGGTAGACGTCCACACCTGCACGCCACTGGAGCATCGCAGTGCGTAAGCGCAGCAGCTACCGGCCCAAGGGTGTTCGACTGGACAACATGAGCTGGCTCAAAGCCGGGTTCATGCCGGTGGGCCGCGTGCCCACCGCCGGCATCCACCTGAAGGTTGCCAACATGTCGGCGCTGGACGCGCTGACCCTCGGTCAGGGCACCGGCATTCACTCGCACACCCTGCGCGAGGCGTTTGAGATGGCTCTGTGCCTGACCAGGATCAACGCTGACCTCGGCGCCGACCTGCTGCCAGAACTGCAGGCAGCCAAGGACGCATCCTTTGCAGCGCACGCCCGCGGCGAGACGACTGGCCGGTTCCTGTTCACTGGCCCAGAAATGCAGGCGGTCAAGCTGGGCATGGAGATCCACATTCAGCAACTCGACGCCTGCACAGTACAGGAGATGGAGCGGGCGCTGCTGCTGGCCGTCAAGGAAAAGCAAAACGAGGCCGCCGCATGACGCGCCCCGACAGCCCGTGCATCGCCGTCTGCACCACGCTCTACGACGACCACTGCAAAGGCTGCGGCCGGACCTACATGGAGGTCGCCCACTGGAACGGCATGCCTGAGCACGAGCGGGAGATTGTCTGGCAACGCATCGAGGCAGAGGGCACCTGGTGGCGATTCACGACACACAAGGACAGGGTGCAAACATGAGCTGCTGCAACAGGCCCAACAGGTGCCAGAACCGACGCGACTGCCCGGCCAGGATCAAGCGCATTCGCTTTGGCAGGAGGATGCTCAAGCAGAACCGGCCCCGAGTCTTTCTGCCGCACGCGCGCCTGGCACTTGGCTTGGTCATCCTGCTGGCCATCCTGCTGGTGGTCCAGTACCGCGGCGCCTTGATGTCGATGGCATGCACGACGACCTGACTGCCAAGAAGGGCTTCCGTTCTCGCAAGCCCGACGCCATGACCAACGTCGAGCGCCAGCGCAAGTGGCGACGCAAGAACGGCGGCCGCGGCGTGAACTTCTACATGGCCCCCGAGATCGCCGCGTCGGTGATCTACCTGAGCAACCAGTGGGGCATGCAGTCCACGCAGGAGGTCATCGAGGCCTCGCTTCGGTTCCTGACCATCTGCACCAGGCATGGGCTGACGCGCCTGCCGCAGACCATGGACGACGACGATTGACCGGGGTATCACATTGCCTTATAGTCGCCCCCGGGCAACTGCGCCCACAAAACAGCCCGCCTTGAGCGGGCTTTTTCCTTTTACGGCCCCTGGCGCTTGCCGAGTCGTCCGTCTCCCGAGGAGGCGAGATGTCACGGGGCCACCCTCTGGAAGCGCACATGCAAGGTAAAGGCATCATCGGCAAAGCAGCCTCGCAAGGGCTCTACGCCAACATCGCCGCCAAGCGTGAGCGCATTTCCAACGGGTCAGGCGAGACCATGCGCCAGCCTGGCGACAAGGGCGCCCCCAGCAAGGCGGACTTCGTCAAGTCTGCCAAGACCGCCAAGTAGCCAACCTGATGGCCAAGCCCAAGCCCACAGACAGCCGCTACGGCACCGCCATGCACCGCCAGCCGGCGCGCGACGCCGCGGCCGAACTGAAGGCCAACGTCCTGGCCGTGGCCGACCAGGTGTTCGACCGCTACGTCTGGGGCGAGTCGTTCCAGGCGATCGCCGAGACCCTGCCGTTTCCCATCGTGGGCTGGAAGCTGCGCCAGATCCTGATGGACAGCGACGAGACCAAAGAGCAGTACGCCATGAGCGGCATCGAGCGCGCCCACAGCCTGGTGGACGCCGCCCTGCAGTACGGCCGCCAGGCAGCCGCCATCGGGACTGAGTCGGGCCTGAAGGCCGCCATCGACGTCAACCTGAAGGTGGCCAGCAAGCTGCACGCCTCTGCCTACGGCGACAAGACCAAGGTCGAGCACACCGGCGCCAACGGCCGGGCGATCGAGATCAAGGCCGACCTGTCGCTGACCGCCGAGCAGGCCTACGAGCGGCTGATCAAGGGCGACTGATGGCCGACTTCGACTGGCTCAACCCCGACTACGAGACGGTCTTCGCGACCCGGGTCGAGCGCCTGGAGCGCATGCGGGGCAAGCCGGAGATCGTTGCGCGCCTGATGGACTACTACGCCGGGCACCCGGCCGACTGGATCTCGGACTGGGGCATGACGTTCGACCCCCGCCTGGCCGAGAAGGGCCTGCGCACCGTGGTGCCGTTCGTCCTGTTCCCCAAGCAGCGGGAGTTCATCAACTGGTGCCTGGAGCGCTGGCTGATGCGCGAGGACGGCGTGGTCGAGAAGAGCCGCGACGCTGGCGTGTCCTGGCTGTGCGTGGCCTTCGCCGCCTGGATGATGATCTTCAAGGTCGGCACCGTGGTGGGCTTCGGCTCGCGCAAGGAGAACTACGTCGACCAGATCGGCAACCCGGCGTCGCTGTTCTGGAAGGTGCGCGAGTTCATCAACCTGCTGCCGCGTGAGTTCCAGCCCGAGGGCTGGGACCCACAGAAGCACGCCCCGTTCATGAAGATCCAGAACCCTGAGAACGGGTCCTTCATCACCGGCGAGGCGGGCGACAACATCGGCCGCGGCAACCGCACGTCGATCTACTTCGTGGACGAGGCCGCGTTCCTTGAGCACCCCGACACCGCCGACGCCGCGCTGTCGCAGACATCGAACTGCCGGATCTACGTGTCCACGCCCAACGGCGCCGGCAATCCGTTCTACCGCCGAGCGCACGACGGCCGCACCAAGAAGTTCATCTTCGACTGGCGCGACGACCCCCGCAAGGACGAGAAGTGGTACGAGAAGCAGCGCCAGAACCTGGACCCCGTGGTGCTGGCCCAGGAGGTCGACCGCAGCTACACCGCCTCGGTGGCCAACGCCTACATCAGCGGCGACGTGGTGCAGGCCGCAGCCCGCAAGGGGCCGGCCGACATCATGGCCAACGGCCCGGTCATCATGGGCATCGACGTGGCGCGCTTCGGCAACGACAAGACCTGTTTCACGTTCCGCCAGGGCAGGGTGCTGCTGCGCCAGGTTGTCTTCGGCGGCATGGACGTGGTGGACGTGGCCGGCCGGGCCAAGGACGAGATCCGCAGCCAGCTTGGTGACGTGGCCCAGGTCGCGGTCGACACCATCGGAATCGGCTCCGGCGTGGCCGACATCCTGCGCCGGGACTTCGGCGACATGGTGGTCGACGTCAACAGCGCGCTGAGGATGTCCGACGGCCAGCACTACAACCTGCGCGCCCGCATGTGGCGCGACATGCGCGAGTGGATCAAGGCCGGCGCCTCGATCCCCAACGACTCCGACCTGGTCACCGACCTGACGGCGCTGCAGTACGGGTACAAGGGCGGCGAGCTGCTGCTTGAGAGCAAGCAAGACGCCAAGAAGCGCGGCATCAAGTCACCCGACCGGGCCGACAGCCTGGCGCTCACGTTTGCCTACCCGGTCAAGAAGCAAGACGACTGGCAGGTTCCCGTCGGGCAGCAGGCAGCATGGCAAGCGCTTGACGAGGTCACAGGGTACTAGGGCACACCATGAACACAAACGACTTCCCCCCAGAGATCGCCATGATGGTCGGCAACGACGTCATGACGCAGGAGCAGTACGAGCAGCGCAATCAGCAGGAGATCGAAAAGCTGCACGGTGCGTTCACCAAGATGCGCGACGACTGGGTGCAGCACCGCGCCACGGGAGACGTGGAGAAGCGCTGGCGCAAGAACGCGCAGCTCTACTTCGGCGAGCACAACAACTCGACCGGTGAGTTTGAGAACACGCTGCGCAACGGCCCGCCCGCCCGCAAGATGGCCGAGGGCAACCGCTCCCGCGTGGTGATCAACATCGTGCGGCCCAAGGTCGACCAGGCCATTGCCCGCATGTGCGAGATCCTGTTCCCCGTGGACGACCGCAACTGGGGCATCAAGCCCACGCCGCTGCCCGAGATGGCCGACATGGTCGGCAACGATGCCGAGACCGTCGACCCCGCCACCGGACAGCCCACTGGGCTGACTGCTGACCAGGAGGCCAAGGCGATCATGCAGGCCGCCAAGGAGGCTGCCGAGGGCATGGAGCGCTCGATCGACGACAGCCTGACCGAGTGCCGCTTCAACGGCGAGTCGCGCAAGGGCGTCGAGGACGGCATCCGCCTGGGCACCATGGTCATGTACGGCCCGTTCCCGGCCCGCCAGACCAGCAAGGTCTGGATTCCGCGCCCCGACGGCACCCAGGAGCTGCAGGTCAACGAGTCCATCGTCCCGGCCAGCATGCGCTGGGACCCGTGGGACACGTTCTTCGACCCGTCATGCGGCAACGACCACCAGCGTGGCCGCGGGTTCTTCCTGCGCCGCAACGTCAACCGGAAGGAACTGCGTGGCCTGGTGGGCCTGCCAGGCTACGACGCCGAAGCCATCCGCGAGGTGCTGCGCTCCCCGGCCACCAAGGTCCGCGTGGCCGAGGGCCGGGTGCTGCGCGACCGCGTGCGCGATGACTCCTACGAGATGTGGACGTACCACGGCGAGATTGAGCCTGACGAGATGGAGCTGCTGTCGTCCCGCACCCAGGGCGACCCGCTGACCGACATCACCTTCGGCGTGCTGATCATCGTCAACGACAAGATCATCGGCGCCATGGACTCGTGGGTGGTCGACAAGACCCTGCCCATCGACGTCTGGAACTGGCGCAAGGCCGACGACTCCCCGTTCGGCTACGGCATGCCCGACGAGCTGGAGCACCAGCAGCGCGTGGTCAACAGCGCCTGGCGCCAGGTCATGGACAACGGCAAGACATCGCTGGGCGGCCAGATCGTCATGAAGAAGGGCATGGTCATCCCGCAAAACGGCAGCTACGAGGTCACCCCTAACAAGATCTGGCTGGCCAAGGACGACCTGGACGACGTGCGCCAGGCCTTCAGCGTCTTTGAGTTCAACAGCCATCTGCAGGAGCTGCTGGCCATTGCCCAGGCCGCCATGTCGTTTGCCGACATGGAGACCAGCATGCCCCAGATCATGGGCGGCGAGCAGGGCAGCGCGCCCGAGACCGTCGGCGGCATGGTCATGCTGTTCAACAACGCCAACGCAGTCCTGCGCCAGCGCGTGAAGCTGTACGACGACAACGTCACCAAGCCGCACATCTCCCGGTACTACGACTGGAAGATGGCCAACGACCCCGACGTCAACATCAAGGGCGACTTCGAAATCGACGCCCGTGGCTCCACCGCCCTGGTCGAGCGCGACATCCAGAACCAGGCCATGCTGAACCTGGCCAGCATCACCAACAACCCGCGCTACATCCCGCACCTGAACGAGCGCGAAGAGCTGAAGGCGATCCTCAAGGCGTTCAAGGCAAACCCCGAGGAGATGATGAAGCCCGAGGACCAGGTCAAGCAGGAGATGGAGGCTGCCGCTCAGCAGGGCCAGCCGCAGGACCCGCGCCTTGCTGCCGCCGAGATGAACATGCAGGCCAAGCAAATGGACATCGAGGACCGCAACAAGCAGCGCGAGTTTGAGGCTGCGCGCAACGAGCAAGACATGCAGTTGCGCCGGGACTCGCTTGCCTACAACACGGCCCGCGAGCAGTCAGAGGCGGAAATCTCGTCGGTGGAGGCGCAACTGCAGCGCGAGCTGGCGATCGCCAAGATGCAGCAAGACGGCCAGATTACCCGCGAGGAGCTGGCCACCAAGGCCAGGCTGGAGATGATCAAGATCTCCGACGGCCGCGAGCGCTTCAACGCAGAGGCAGCCATCAAGGTGCGCCAAGGCTCTGGGATCTAAGGAGTATCACGATGCCAATTCTGGACATTACGGAGTACGGAGAACTCGCCATGACTGGCCGCGGCAGCTTAATCATGGCAGGTCAAGAGCCAAGCACCAGGAACCAGCAGGTCGAGATCTCAGCATCATCCGCGCAGTCGCAGTCACTCTCAGACGTGACTCGATTCGTTCGCCTCCACGCCGATGTCGCGTGCCGCGTTGTCATCGGTTCAAATCCAACGGCGTCTTCAACGGCCATGCGGATGGGGGCTGGCGGCACTGAGTATCTTGGCGTAAATCCTGGTCTTAAAATTGCGGTCATCGCATCCGCATAAGGAGTATTTCAATGATGATGAACACCACCCCGTCGGTTGCAGAAATTGACGCAACCATGAGCCTTTTGTCAGTTCTTGAGTTGGCCAAGGATGCTGCCAAGCTCAAAAAGGCACTGCAAGAAATCAAGGCCGCCCAGGACGCCGCTTCTGCTGAGCGCAATGCCGCAGACGAGGCGATCGCTCAGACCAACCGGCAGGCGGCGGAACTGCAGGTTGAGTTTGGTCTGCTTGAGCAAGGCCGAGTCAAGGTCAAGGAGGAGACCGCAAGGGCGTTGAAGGCATCGGAAGATATTGAGCTGAGCCGCGAAGCAATGCGCGATGACCGAAACAAGTTTGACCGCTGGATGGCCGACCAGCGCGAGGCACTTGTTGCTGAACAAGCAAAGGTTGAGTCAACCCGCGTGGCCAACGCCCGCCGCGCGGAAGATCTCAAGGCCATTGAGGATGCCGCAGATCGTCGCGTGAAAGAAGCTGATGCAGCCATCAAGGCCGCAGACGCAAAGCGCGCCGAGTACGAGGCCAAGCTCTCCAATCTCAAGGCCATGGTCGGCTAAAGAAATAACCCATGGCAGTCATCTACTCGACGACGGTAAAAAACAGCCGCATGACCGTTGTGCGCGATGCCATCGACGGTGGCAGCTCTGGCGGCACCCTGGAAATCGGCACTACCAGCATGGGCACTGTGCTGGCCATCGTTCCCTTGGCTGACCCTTGCGGCTCTGTGGCGTCTGGCGTGCTGACATTCACGATGCCTCAGTCCGACACCAGTGCCGATGCCACCGGCACGGCGGCCGAGGCGCGCATCAAGGACAGCTCTGGCACCGTCATCGTGTCTGGCCTTACGGTCGGAACATCTGGCGCAAACATCAACCTGTCAAGCGTTGGCATCACTGTGGGCGACACCGTCACCTTGAGCAGCGCCGCGATCACTCACGGGTAAGACATGGCGATTGAAGTCAAACACACGACGCAAGCCGTCGGCACGGACGCCGGCAACGGCGAAATCCGCAAGGCTCAGTGGAATGAGAGTCACACCCTGAATATGGCGAGCGCCAGTCTGCTTGGTCGCTCGACCGCAGGCGCTGGCGCCGCCGAAGAAATTAGCATTGGGTCTGGCCTATCGCTGTCTGCCGGGGCGCTGGCCGTCTCAAAAGCGTTCCCCACCGGAGATATTGTCGGGACCACCGATACCCAGAACCTTAGCAACAAGACGTTTACTGACAACCCGACATTCTCCACTGGCACCGCCAATGGAGTGCTGTACCTGAACGGGTCTAATGTATTGTCCAGCAATGCAACGCTGACGTTTGATGGCACAGCATTGCAAACCAGCGGGTCAGCCGGCGTTCCGCTTCAGGTGTACAAATACGCTGCCAGCGGCAGTGCAATTATTGGGCAGTACACGGCTTCCGGCACATCATCCGCGCCCACCGCAGTTGTCAATGGCCGAGCGCTTGGCAGAAACAATTTTTATGGCCACGATGGAACTGGTTTTGCTAATGCCGCCGCAATTTCCGTTTTTGTAGACGGAGCAGTATCTACCGGATCGGTTCCTGGAAAAATTGTTTTTACAACAAACAGCGTCGGCGGCGTGGCAGTTGCTGAGCGCATGGCTATTAGCGCCGCCGGCAACGTCAGTATTGCAGGGCTAACCGCGTCCAAGCCGGTTTTCACCGATGCATCCAAGAACCTAACTAGCGCCGGAACGCTGGGCGTTGACCAGGGCGGCACGGGGCAAACGTCCTACACGGACGGGCAGCTACTGATTGGCAACTCCACCGGCAATACGCTGACAAAAGCAGCACTGACCGCCGGGTCTGGAATCTCGATTACCAATGGCTCTGGCGCTATAACGATAGCGTCCACAGGTGGTGGCTCGTCTGCCATCACCATCTCCAACAAAACCGGCGCCTACACCGTCGTCGCTGGCGACCTCGGCACGATCATCAACTGCACTTCAGGCACGTTTACCGTATCGCTGACGGCCGCAGCTACATTGGGTGCTGGGTTTAATTGCACAATTTGGAATACTTCGGCTACTGCTACAGACGCAATCACAATTGATCCTAGCGGCACAGAAACTATAGACGGAAGAGCATCGCGAATTCTTGGTCGTGGCGAGGGTATGCAAATAGTTTGTGATGGAGTCAACTGGCAGACCGGCAGTAAAAAGACAATGCGCGGATATGCTGACAACATAGCTACTAATAATCCGCCTAGAGCATCAGGAAATGCTTCTATTGCCATAGGTCAA